CTATGTTTATCATATGTGGTAACCGCTTATATCTGGTGGTATAACATCTTATATATGTGTGATAACACTTATGGTATTCAGGGACCTGTCTCAGCAGTAATTGAGCGCGCAATCGTTTGCCTGTGGAATCAGTCTTTCCCCCTCTCTATGGGTTACTAGGGCTGACTGTGTCCGCCCGTTTGGCGTTAACTACACCCTTATGAATAGTACACCACAACAATAATAGCAATATGAATGACAATAGCACTTTTTCCAATATGAATAGATTTAATGCAATAATCGATGCAATTGATGATTTAGAACGTAAAGTGATTCTCTTATCTTACGAATTTGAGGAGATTCGGAGGATAGTGAGGTCGCTTGAAATTCAAGACTTTTACGCTTTTCACAACCAATATCGTAATGAAACACCCAGAGTAGTTAATGATACCGAGCTTTTGAATAATATGTTGAACAATTTATATGTTGATAATGATAGTACTACCGATTCTTCGGAGTATAGTGATGACGCTTGTGTCTTTGATTGGCACTTGCATCACCCCGATTGCGAGGATTCGGGGAAATATTTGAGTAATGTTCGCTGTTGCGCTGGTCGCTTCAGTGAGTTTTATAATTATTTGCCCCTTAGTAGGGCGCAGCCTCAAGGAGGTAATTATGAGCTTGCCTTTTCTGAAAGTGAAAATTCCAGGATAAAAGCTGAGGACATCAATCTTGTTAAAGACTACGTTGACGAGTTGGTTTCTGACCTGGAGGTTTTGACTCTCACGAAACGCGAGCGCAGAGCTTTGAAAAAGAAGTTACGTGGTATTAAACTCGATGCTAGATGCGATTCTCCTGAACCACAAATTTTCGAGTCTATAGTCAATCGGCTGTCAGACGCCACAACTGTGCCGCGTAGTTTAGATGATTTGGCTGGCTCAGCCGACGACATAGCCGGTTTGCTTAGCGAGCATTCCGGACCGGCCATTGACGCCATACGCAGCCTTGCTGCTGCTATTGGTGACGTTGCCGGGGAGGCCCAGAAATTTGGATCTGCTGATTATTCAATTAAGATGCAGCATTCTTTGGGGCCTATTACGCCACTACTTGATATTTTTAGTAAGAGTAAGTTACTCTTTTTGATTTTCTCTGTCCTAGCCGTTAAAATCATTGGATGGAAGAGGTACTTCCTGTGCGCTTCTGTCGTTTCTTTGGTCTTTAGTAAGCTGGACTTTAAAAAGCTTTTAGAGAGTGTCATAGATTTCTTCAGTTCCACTGGTATTGAATGTCAATTGAATGATGGGGAACATTTCAAAAATATTTTGTTAGCTGTTTGGCACTACTGTCTACCAGACTCCGACTTGGCTTCTGAATTTAGGACTTATGTTGAAGACTTTATGGCAGCGAGTGTTAAAAAGAAGAAATTGATTGACCTTGCCTTCCCTTTCCTGCAGGACTTCTTGCGATGGGTGATGAGCAAGCTGAGTTCCAGTTACTCTTGGATGGTCATTTTTGAGCCCTACCCAGAGGCTTTGAGTTTAATAAATTTGGTAGACAAGTTGTGTGTTGATTTTGATTGCAACTCTTCGTCACTTAATGACGCCGCTACTCAGGCGGTTTCGCTGCGTCGGAGGATTGAGATTGAATTGAAAAGACATGCAGGGGATACCAAATTTACAACAATGAGAACCTCCTTGGTTGAGGCTAGGAACAAATGCGACCGGATAGAAAATTCTTGTAGGTCTTATGGTGCTGGCAGAGATGTGACTAGGGTCCCTCCTGCCACTTGTTTAATTATAGGAAAACCCGGTGTGGGTAAATCCTATGTTTTGGATCAAATCTCCATCGCTGTCTTGGTCTTTAAGAATAAGAAGTCCGATGCCAAATCTATTAGTGAAGTTCTAAAGAACATGTCTCAGTACGTGTTTTCAAAGAATTTTGCTGACAAATATTGGGAAGGTTACTGCAATCAACCCATTGTTTATATGGATGAGGTAGGACAATCTAGAGACACTGCTGGTTCTTCACTAAGTGAGAATGAGTATGTGACTTTTATCGAAATGGTCAATGACAAACCTAGTTCGCTGAATATGGCTGAAATCTCCAACAAGGGGAACACTTATTTTGATTCTGAACTCGTGCTTGGTACAACCAATTTACGTAAGTTCAACATCGAGTCTATAAATCAGCCAGAGGCGTATGATCGTAGATGGAAAAGAAAATATGAGTGCTCTATTATACCAGAGTGCTCGGTCAAGAGCGACAATGGCAAGAGCGTGGTCTTCAATAGGTCTAAAGCTGAGGAGTATTATAGAAACCTCATTTTGCCAGGTGGAGGCAGATACACCGAGGAGGAAGTCCAGGATAAGATAGCGTCTTCGGATTTTCTCCGGTTTAAGAGAGTCGAGTCTTTATTAACTGGGGATGTAAGTTCTGATGACAGTATCGGAATCCAAGACCTCATTAAGTTGATCCTTGATGATATCCGCGATCGTGACCAGAGTGTTACGGACAAGATGAAGCATCGATCCCGCCTAGGTAGAAAGTGGATGGAGCAATTAGACGTGCAGGGCATTGAGACCAAGCATGAGGACTGTGATTGTCCTGTCTGCGTACCCGTTACAGATTGTCACATAAGGAGGATGTGGGGCTATTTTAGAAGCAAGTTCCCATTTTTGCCTTTCGAAATTCCTGATGTTGTTCCTCAGAGCGGAATGGAGGGTGCCACCTGTTACTCGAAATTTGATTTCTCGAGCTTTAATGCCTTTTTGGCGAACACACCTGGAGTGTGGAATAAATTCTGCAGTCCCATTATGTTGAAGTGTGCCGGCTTTGTGAGCAGTAATATTGTCACACTCACGTCTATAGTTGGTATTGCATCAGCTTTATATTGGTGTTTCGCGCCGAAGAGTGGCGAAAGGACTCGAAAGTCAGAGGCCATTGCCCAGATATCGGTTCACTGTCACTCACTGTGTGACAAAATTCTCAGACGGAATACAATCCGCTTTCTGAAGAGTATAGATGGCGAACTGAACCATGTGGGCTTTGGGCTTGGTTTGGTTGGTAGGATGATTGTCGTTCCTCGGCATTACCTCGTCGCGTGGCGCACTGCTCTCGCTAAGGGGAAGGAATTAGACTTGTACATCTCCAGGATTGGAGAAGGCCCTAACGGCACGATCCATTCCCTTGATATTATCAAACTTTTGGATGGTCCTGTCTTTTATCCCAATGAGGACGTCGACTTGGCGTTTATTTATTTGAAGGACAACATCTTACCGTGGTTTCCCGACATAACCCGCTACTTTACTGCGATGGACAGTGATGTCTGTAAAGGTCTTTTCCCGGACATAGGGGATGATCTAGATTTGACGAATTGCTTCGCGGATGTAGTGGTGCGGAAAGTGGGCAATCCCGATGGTGAGACCTATTACACCATGGGTGCTGATTGTTTCACTAACAAAAACAGCTTTGACTACAATTACCCGTCCGAGATTGGTGATTGCGGTCTACCTGTCTTTAGGAACCGTAAAGGGGACATGGGTAAAACCATCCTAGGCATTCACACTGCTGGGAAAGGCGGTGGTACCTTTGGTTGTGGTGTGCCCATTGACAACCGTGATTTAGAGAGAGCTAAGGCTTTCTTCTTGAATAACGGTCTTTTGACAGAAGTTCAGATGGCGTGCTCAGACCACTATTTGTTGAGTGCTGAGGATGACTCCTTTGATTCTCTGGATCCAGTCCCCTACAATGCTGTACCTGGGAAACTTGCTTTGGGTAGATCCAAGCCCTCAGCTATGCCTTTTGTTTCTTCTATCATCAAGTCCCCTATACACGGAGATATTGGCTTTGAGCCTAAGACGAAACCCGCGAAGTTACGCAAATTTGACTTTGAGGGTGTTACTATTGATCCTATTGCACTGTCCACGAGTAAGTATAGTCGTGATAGTTTATTCCCTGTGGGATTAATGAACCAGTGCATAGACGATTACAGTGACATCGTCCTTAATATGGAGGGCTCAATAGTTGAACCAATATGTGACCGACGCGTCCTAACATACCAGGAAGCAGTTGCCGGAATACCAGGAGTTCCTGGCTTGGATGGTATTCCCCGTAAAACCTCTGCAGGCTACCCATGGTGTATACTGATACCTAAGGGGACCCGTGGTAAACAGTGTTTTTGGGGCTCCGAAGGGGACTATGAGTTCGGTAATGACTGCGACCTCGAATTGCAGTCGCGAGTCAACAATATTATAGAGTATGCGGCTAAAGGTACTAGATTGTCTCACGTCTTTTTGGACTTTCCTAAAGACGAGAGGCGCCCTATAGACAAGGTGAATGCAGGGAAGACCCGTAAGATATCCGGGTGTCCTGTTGACCTGACTGTTGCTGTCCGAATGTACTTTGGGGCTTTTGCCCAGTATTACATGGCAAACCGTATTTTTAACGGCTCAGCCGTTGGCATAGATATGTACTCGGAGGAGGTCGGCAGACTCGTTTCCTACTTATCTCGTTCTGAAGCAGGGTATAGACCTCGTATCATTGCGGGAGATTTCGGGAATTTTGATGGTTCACTACCGTATTCGCTCATTTCGTCATTTTGTAAGATAGTCAATGACTATTACGGGGGCGACGAGCGCGATAATAGAATTAGAGAGACTTTGATCCAGGAATTCGCAAATTCCAGGCACATTTTACCTGATGGAGTTGTGTATGAGTGGGTTGGGTCGAACGCATCTGGTAACCCTCTGACCACAATTCTCAATTCGTGGTGCAATAACATAATCGTGCGCGCTGCGATTTGTAAGATTTACTCAAAAGAGAACGAAGCTCGCTCGTTTTTAAAGAGCGTGCGGGGGTGCTGGGGCATGATTGCTTATGGCGACGACAATCTAATTAGTATTGGATCTAAAAAGTTGTCTTTGGTCACACAGCAGGCATTAACCACTTCCCTTGGCGAGATAGGCTTTGAGTATACTGATGAGAATAAGAGTGACAAGGTATTTGAGAACAGGAGCATATATGAGGTCTCCTTTTTGAAGCGCTCCTTCGCCCGTAATTGCGTAGTGAATCCTAACAAGTTCGTTGCGCCGTTGGCCTTAGACACTATCCTTGAGTCCATTCAATGGACAAAAAAGAAAGATGAAGAGGTCTTCTACGTTTCGAACAAAGACAATGTCTGTAAGATGATTAAGGAACTTTCTTTGCACCCTAAGTCGACCTTTGATGAACATTGTCCGAAGATTTTACGCGCTTGTAGAGAAAATTTGGGTTTTATTCCGTACCCGAATACGTATGATGAGTGTCAGAGCGACATTTTGTCATCCGGAATCTGTTGGGAATGATGGTCGTAAACGACTACAATTGGAGTGAATTTAACGCCAGCATTAAAAGATGCCTTGAATGTGCTGGGGGACACTCCCAGGTGGGCTATTTAGCCTTACTCATCAACTTACCTGAGCAGCAGCCCTGCTAAAAAGTTAGGCAAACAAAACCAACTCTCTGGGATTAAGTGGTTCCTGAGTTTTAAATACACTTGCTGAAACTATGAATGTTACTGAGCAAAATGCTCACATGGATAGCGCTTCCATTAAT